TTTACAGTACGTGACTTCAACATGTCCCAGTCTGAAAAATCCTCAGAAAGCTGCCCGTAGATAGCTGTTGAGTATACCTCTTGGGTAAATGTACCCATATCCAATTCGTTAATATTCTTAAATATTGTTGACATCTTTTAATCCTTTAGTTAAGGAGGGTTGTCCCTCATAGTTTAAATTTTACTTTATCGAACAGGCTATCCCAGTCTCTCCCACCTATTAGGGAGCTAATGGTATCTTTGCCTTTATCGATCCCCCTAGCAGAAGATGACTGTACAGCTTCCATAGCTTCAGCTTTCTTCTGTTTCAGGGCCTTGTTAGTGTTTTGTTTTACTTTACGGTTGACTGTAGCATTCCAAGCCTTTGCTGCCTTCTTGAATTCCCTTTCAATAACAGCGTTAGTTAGCTTATTACCACCTTCTTCCAGTTTACTTAGGTTACTCATTGTAGCTTTCCAGATCATAGAATCAATTGCATGTTCCTGATCGGGGTTACCAAGCTTACCTTGAAACCTATACTTAGAGAAAATAGGATTAACTTGTGACTGTCTTTCTGCTAACTTAGCAGCTTCGGTCTCTTTAGCAATACGTTCTTCACGTTCCTGCTGTTGTCTTTCCATTCTCTCAATACGTTTGGCTAATGTCTCTTTTTCCTTACGTTCCTTATAAACTTCTAGTTCTTCAGGAGATGCTTGATCAAGAAATTTAGCCTCTTCGACCTTCTGTTGGATGTAAGCTTCTAGACCTCCTTCGATCCCTTGAGAGATCAAAACTCTGTCCATCAAACCTTCCGGTCCCTCATTACTTAAAATACTATCTAGTTGTTGATAGTTTTCAGCAGCTTCCTTCAAAGATTCCACTTGACTACGAAACGTGTCAGCTTCCTTCTTCCATCGAGGAGCCTGGGCCGCCAGTTTAACTTGCCGCTTTACCAATTCCCTATCAGATAGGTCTATCGATATCTTCTTTCGACCACTACCATCATTGACGTAAGCCTCTAGGATGTCACTCGGCGTCTGGTCAGACTCCGCATCTACAGTCTCACTGTCGTGCTCGCCTTGGGTATCAAGGTTAGCAGACTGTGGGTCTACTTGCTCCGGAACACCCTCTACTTCAGTATTAACTTCAGTAGTTTCCGGTTGGGTTTCTTGTGGTTCGCCGCCGGTCGGTTGAGCGTCCCCCAAGAGAGATGTTATCGCACTGTCAATTGCGTTTATTCCAAAATTGTCACTCATCTGTTCTCCTCTTAATTGTTATGAGTTCGTTATACAATAAGTCCTTCTTGTGGACTGTCAAGTGTTTGTTGCTCAGAATCTGCAGGAATTCCGGCAGGTTCTACCTGTCCAGCTATTTGCTCTGGGGGCACGATATTATTTCCTTGCTGTTCCTCAGCAGCTAGTAGTAATCTTTGTCTGTGATGTTCCCTAATTAGCTCTCTTATCTCTAAAGGTAAATCAAAAAACTCCCTAGACATCTGATAACTGTCTGAATATACTAACATATTTTCATGGTCTTGAAATTCTTCAGGAGCTATATAGACTTCGTCAGCGATTATTTTATCGTATATTTCTTTCTGTCTACTCTCAGCAATTGTTACGAGATCGGTCATTCCCTCTAATTCGTTCAGTTTAAGCATAGATATTTGCATTCGAGCAGGAACACCAGCTTCCTTAAAGAGGGGCAGTAATGATAATATTTCTTCTCGTCTTGTTAAAGGATCCAAAGAAAGGCTAGTACCGTAAGCTACTTTAATATCAAATCCGCCATCAATATCAGAACCTTTCAGCTCTACTGCTTGATTTATTTTCTCACGCCCAAGAGAATAAACAAGCTTAGGTGTAGTCCAGTGCTTACGAACTAGTTTAAGAATACTAGTATACATACTTTCGACTACCAGTACATATTTGTTAAATAGCCGTCTTCTTACCATGTTACCTTGGTTGGTTGCATACTGCAAGGCAGAACCTGAGGTTTCCCTTTGCATAGAACCAAACATCGCATCGTTAACCCCAGATACATGGTCAATACCTGCCTGTAGTCTATCCCGCATAAGGGTCATATCAGGTAAGGTAGAAGGTTTACTGAGTGGGTGAGGAGGCTGTCCTCCAGATACTTTAATAACTTCCACAGGTGAAGATGACAGGGCGTCCTGTTGTACGTTAGTTCCTGCAGGTACAATAAGCTTTGAAGCACCGTGAGCAGCACAGTTATCAGAGACTGTGATATCTAATCTGTTTATTAGGTCTTGTAAGTGTCCAGTGTAATCTAGGAAAGATTTACCGTACACGGAATTAACTACATCAATATCTGTAAGTATGTGAAATGGTAGCTCTCCTTTGGCTAGATTTTCGGATTTTTCGTCAATCTCTTCTGGAGAGTACCCTTTTTCGGTAAGGGTTTGCCTAAGTTCATTACTAACAAAGCGGTGAGGACTAGGACGAACATCACCAAGGACCTTGCCTGACTTATCACAAATGCAATACCTTCCTCTAAAATTGTTGGTAACATTACCTCTTTCCCAGTATTCATATAGTTCTATTGAGTTATATCTAACATTTTCTAATATAGACTCATTAGTTTGACCACTATTCTCTGTTATCTTATTCTTCTCAAAGTAATCAGAAAACTCTGGCCACCTAGCTTTAGCAATGTCCATAGGTACGTAAAATCGTTGAAATACATACTCGACATCTTTCCATTTACGGGCATCAGGATCAATAAAAATATCCCATATTGGAACTACTTGAACGTTAATATCACCCTCAAGAAGTACCTTATCTGTTTCCGGATCGTAATCAATAGGCTCACCTAGAGAGGAATCCCACACTACTTTAGTAAATCCAGTACCGTATATAAGTGTCTGTAATGACAAATGGTCTACATTTTCCTGCATATCATAGGCTCTCATACAGTGACGTACTATCCTATCTGCTGCATCTGCTTTCATTCTGTCTTCAGGATCTGACGAGGTAGCTTCTGTAGTAACCGCAGGAGGATTGCTAGACATTTGGGAATGAATAAATCGTAAGTTCTTAACTATATAGGAAATATTTACAGGTACATTAGCAGACTCAGGAGTGTTTCTTTCTGCAGTTCCGTAAGGTCTCAAGTCTTTATCTTCAAGCTCAGAGGCATACACCATAAACTCTGCCTGCTTCCACCAATACTCCATCTGTTTACGGTAATCTCTAGACCATCTAAGTCTATCCTGTAGCATTTTTTGTGGATTACTCCAACTCATCGATATCCTCCCTTAGTATCTACATACTTAGACATTTCCTCGTCCAAGATTACATCACCACTACGTCTACCATACTTATTGATAGCAGGAGCTATTTTACGTAATATTTTCATTTGTTCAGGAGAACAGCTACCACATTGTTTTTTTCTCATTAGGTAGTTATTTAGTCCTTTTAAGAATTTCCAGTGAGAAGGATCGCCATCACCGAGAGCCAGTACTTCCAAGGCTTCTTCTATACGCTCATTAAGGTCAGTTTCTTCCGATAAGTTAACGCTTATGTTTATATCCATACAATTACCTTTGTATTTTTGGGTATTTACGTTTAAATCTGTACACGCGTTGAGATATTGCCTGTTGTGCGTATTCCGCTTTCCTTCTTTCCCTACGTGCTCCCCACCATAAACTACCCAGTATAGGTATAAGTATAAGTTCTACATAGATAAATGTCAATACCATAGCAAAAATTGTGTCTCCGTTCAACGTCTCCATGCCCGCCCTCTTCTTAGTTTACTAACGGTGTTAGCCTTTTGTTCTTTTTCGTATGCAGCAAATCTTCTCTGGTCATCTAATTCTCTAAGGATTTCATGGGGATGTCTACCTGGGTGGTTTATTTCTCTTTCAGGTATTAGGTCTGCAAAATACTGTGCAGAATCACAACAGTGGTAAGAGTTACGATTAACTATAGACTCTCCTGTACTATTCCACATAGCATTAGAAAGCTCCTCTATCAGTAGGCCAGACAGTCCATCGGCCAAGATTAGCTGTCCTTCTCCTAATTTTTGCTGTAACTGTTTAATAAGTTCTAGTTTTCTTCCGTGAGTCTTACCCCAAGGATATATATAGGGAGGTATAGTTCCCCGAGAAACAGCATGTCCCATATACCAGGAAGAAGCAGGATCACAAATTCTACGCATTATATTATACTCTTTTGTTATAGACTGTACAAGATCATAAGTCTTTACAGGATCCCTTTCTCCTTCGATATACCTAGCAAGTACACACCACCAATTTCCGGTTTGAGGATCTTCAGCCCATACAGTTAGTCCTGTTGTGGCACTTCCAGGATCAACAGACTCGACATGTCTCCAGCCCTTCTTACTATAATGTTGTGGTAATGGTTTAATCATTTTTTCGTAATCTACCTTGAATACATTACTTTCCCCAACAGACCAGTCACCATATAGGATAGTCCTTCTTTCGGCATCACTGAGGTGAGCAATCTGTGCAAGGGTAGCTTCTTTATCTAAGGACGGGTTATCAAGCTTAGACAAATAGTATATCTTAGTTAGTCCATTGTCAACAGCTTCTGCTTGTTCTATAGTCTTTCTAATCTGTGGGTTAACAGACTTGGGTGTAAAGGTAGCTATAAATGGTCCACCTGTACGGTCAACTCTTCGCTGTAACTCTTCGAATACTTTAGCTTTTAAGGGCATCTCATCTAGCCATACGTAATCGGCAACGAAACCTTGCATATTATTAAGTAATTTCTGGGAACCATCACCATGTATTAAAAAGGTTACCTCATCTCCTTTAGCGTTCTTACCTCCCTTGAGGGCTCCGGAAGATTTCTTGTCTTTCCAGTCAGGCCCTAAGAAAGGTTTTAATTTCTTATACCAGATTTCCTCTACCATATTAGAAGATATCGTACAGATAAGAACTTTAAGAGGTCTATTAGCTAGCTCTTTCTTTCGTTTCCAGTAAGGGTGATTACCATTTAGTACCCAAGCAACCTCCCTAGCTCCACACATCGTTTTGCCAGACTGGTTACCTGCCCGGATAATTCTATACTGACTTTTAGCAGCTCCCTTAAAGAATTCTTCTTGGGATTTAGTAGGTCTACTGTTAGGTTCGTAAGGATCAAAGCAAACATTTAGAGACTCTTTCTCCAATTGTTTTAGTGCCTTAGCTAGCAATAGCTCCTGTTTAGTAACCACGTATACCTCCTGTCTCCCTAGACATGGCTAATGTCAACAATATGTTAACATGTTTGGTAACCATTCTTGTGCTCCTCTGGGGTTACCTATATAAGTGCTGCGATGATTATAGTGACAGGGCCTCCACTTGCCTTAACCTTAATAGATGTGCCGTAAGCTTCATTATTTCCTAAAGGTTTAGTTAATACAGTTGCTCCGCCAAGACTTAAATTAGTGCCTACGTTGGAGTTGCCAACTAAATGTTCTACATCTAAACTTCCAGCCCCACTTACCTTAACTACAGTAATAGGCTCGGTTGGATGTCCAACAGGTCTTTGTATTTCTTGTCCTTCTTCTAGTTCGTATGTTTTACTAATATATTTCATTACTTATCTTCCTTTATTATAGTTTCTAACGCTTTATCTATTTCCTTAGGACCGGCCACGTCTGGATCCAGTCCTAGATCTTTATCATAAACTTGCTCAATAACTCGTGCTACCAACTCAGAACATACCTGAGCGTACTCCCCATCCTTAGTAAACCATCCTTTACCTAGTCCCAAAGATAGTAAACCAATCTTTACTACCTGCAATTTAGAATACTTAACGTTAGCATAGAGCATACAAACATCAATTAGTTTTCTGTATTGCTTTTTATCTACAGGTAAACTATATGATTTAATAACAGTTACTTGGTTCTTTTCGTAGCTTTGTGCGATAGTTCCAACAAAGTCTACAGAAGAACCTGATGCGTGATATACCAGATCTCTGTCTGTAGTGTTAGTCCAACGTAATCTCACGTGAGAATATGGAGTACATTGTACGGCCCTGATTAGCCAACTAATAGGGGAAAACCATTTGGTAGGACGAGTGAATTCAATATGTAAAGTAGTCTTTGTCATTATACCAACTCATGTAAAATCAGATTAAAGTGCACATCCCTAGCAACACTATCTATTGGATTATATTCAATTTTTATTTGTAGACCTCCAAACAATTCACTATCATATTCAGAAGGAGCTTCATAATAGTCAGTAGGAATATTAACATTAAATCCAAATTGGTTTAGCTCGTAATTTGGTACACCACTAACAGTTCCCGCAGCCGTATCTAATATTTTGAAGTTTAATGTATCCCCGCTAACACTATTGATAACTTCTGCTGCAGTCATAAGACAACTAGTATAAGGTATTGTAAATGTTATACTTTGTTGGGTACCTGAGGTATCTAGCGATAATGAGATGCCGTGAAGTCTACGAAATAACTTTCTACCATCACTATGAGTTTTCCTTGCAAAAGGGTATCGTGCTGACATTTAATATATCTCCTTCCAGCTAATTGCTCCATAAACCTTACTGTTGCCCACAATTTTAGTAGCACGTAAAACAAATGCTTGTTGTGTACCTAGAAGCGAGTCAATAGCAGCAAATAGATCACCAGGAAAACTGGTAGCTAATGCGCCTGTAGCTCTGCCCCCTCCGGCAGCAATGTAGTCAGTATAAATTACACGACCTCCTGTGTATCCCGTAATAGATGTATTATATTCCGCAATTGACCGAGAAGTATCCACGTCTGACCAGCTACCTCCCGTGGCGTCTCCGCCAACTAGAATCTCTAAAAAGATATCATCAGTAGATAACACTCTAACATTATTAGGGACTAAAACCCCTCTATTAACAATACCATTAGTTGTAAGCCGTGGCCTAACTCCCAGTATATAATTTGGCGTAGTTCCATTAACATCAACACCATCTGTACCATTAGCTATTGACCACTGGAATCCAGCCTCATCGGGTTCACCATTTTCTATATCGTAAGATATGGAACCAATAGTAAATTCTGCCCCACCGCTAACTGTTCCTGTGTTTTCTAGCTCAATCCGTAGAGGCAAAAAGGCTGTTTTAGTAAATGGTCTATCTGGGTTTTTAAGCGAAAATACTTCTTCATGTAAAACTACACGAGTTGATCCTATAATAATGTTATATTGAACCACTGAAGCGCCGTACCAACTATAGTCAATATTCCAGACAGCAGCATTACCTAGCTCAGCATCGGTATACGTTAAGCCTGAAGGCCCTGTGCCGTCCAACTTATCTACATTCCAGTTAGCCCTAGCTATTTTAATAAAGTTCTGACTACCTGAAGAGGTAGAAGCAATTACAAAAGTAATACCATTAAGTCCATCAAGTTCAATATAAAACCCGTTACTACCTTCCGTAGGGTCATTATCAAATTGTCCCTGTCTTTTTATTACATTAGCTTGTGGAGAGCCAAACCCTGCTGCAAAGGTTAGTGAATGGTTCCTGGAAGGTTGATACCTAAAATATCTCTGAGTTTGATATACAGCTTTATCTGATGAAGAAGAAGTTGTTTTAAATTTAATAAAGTTATGATCAGTAACTGTAGGATCTTCCAGAGTAGCTCCGCCCGTTAGTTGGCTTGACCAAACAAGAGGTTGTCCATTAAATCCCCATTGTCCCTGGAATAGTTGGCGTGGTCGAGTTGTACGTAAACGATAAAGTACATCCTCATACTCAGGTAAGGTTACTGGAAGGTTGTCCGCAGCCACAACCGTTGCTGTTGTTTTTAACGAATCTCCCTCACTACCAATTGTAGTACCGTCGGCTCCTGTTATCTTTACCTGATTAGTTAGACTACTCACTTATCCTCCTTCGGCTTTAGCCTTCCTCGCTTACTCTAACATTAACTGTACCAGATTTAGCTACCAGATAAACATCTACGGTTTCACCAAATGGTAAAAATAATAAATTACCTTTACCTATTAAATGTCCAGTAGAATCAGTTACAGTATTATCATGTCCCCAATAGATATCTTGATCAATTGGCTGTATATATAATCCCTTACGTCTAACTCCTGCTGGAAATGTTCCAGTAGTAGCAGGCGCTGGGGTAGTAGTTACGGCAATGTTAATGGGTCCGGTAGACGGTCCATCAATCTTCATCAGCTTTAGCTTCCTGTCTAGCTTCTCTATCTTCTTTAGTTTCTACAGCTACCACTTCAAAGATGTTAGCTTCCATGGTCGGAATGAGCGTTTTCTGTACCCAGGCAAGATAACTATATATCTTAGGTATTTCAGTAATGGTAAGTCCAGCATTAAATGTCATCTTCTCGTTAATGACATTGATGAATTCTTTAATCTTTTCTATGTCGTCTTCTTTAAATTTCATGGCTTACGCCTTCCTCCTCGTTAGATAAAAAGTACAATATAGTGGGTAATCTCTCTGCCCAGCAGAGAAAAAGTACCCATTATAATGGTTAACTTAGTTCCATAATCCTAATGTCTTGCGCAGCTGCAGTAGCTCCGATGGCATGTAGATTACAGTTAGCCCCAGCTCTCATATCTAAATAAGAACACGGGTCAAGTGGGAAACCGGTTGCAGCGGTTACACCAGACTCACCGATGTAAACTGTTTGATTGCCATTGTTGTACAATTTTAAGTACTTACGATTGGCAAGATCAGTTCCAACTAGATCAGTACCACCTGCAGTATCATCTACAGAGGTTGCAGAGAATGCGCAAGCAGTGTTTGCAGTGTCATCGATCTCAACAGCGTTGATAACGTTAACATCAAGACCTTGGTCAGCACCTACAAGAGTACTAGTGATAGCAGTACCCGATCCGTCGAAAGTGTGAGATGCAATACTATCAGAAACAGCAGTTAGGTCACGAATGTCCAAGTCAGTTGCTTCGATAGCCCATGGAGAGTCAGACCCTTGAGTTACTGCAATTTCAGTGTTAGACAAGTGAACATCAAGAGCGATGTCACCATTTTCACTAGTAGAAGTAAAGAAGGAAGTTCCGTCACCAAGACGTACACTATCTTCAGTATGATCAAGATCAACATCGATCCCCAAAGTGTTAGTAATGTTAACATCAAGAGGGTTGGACGCGTCGATTGGAGTTCCAGTTTCGTCAACCAAAAGAGAAGCCACGTTAAGCCACTCTTCCGATGCCACATTTTGAGAACCAATTCTGTCGCCGTCAGTACCGGCACGTACCCATGCACCTACATTATCGACATCAGTTGTTGCGTCAAAACACAGTTTAGTTTTAGCCATTTAATCACCTTTAAGTAATTTCCCCGGAGGGAGTTTTAGAGAGTTCCTCCTCCCTAGATATATAGTATAAGCTTATTAGCGGGTTTGTCAACTCCAATAAAAAAGTTCCAGTACACCTGTTTTGCTGCTGGTAATATATAATGTGGTAGCAGAAGTGGGAGTAATTCCGGTAACTTCCTCAACGTTTCCAGGATCTACAGTCCAATACTCAGTGGTTCCTGCCGCTGTCCTTATCTGTAAAGTAGCACATCCTCTGAATTGTAGTCTATATCTTACCGCCTGAGCAGGTATTGTAATAACCTCTTCTATATCCGCTGTAAGGTCTGTATTGGTAATGGTAGGCTGATTAGCTCCACCTCCAATAGTACTCGACGATGTTGAGGAAACTCTTCCCACATTAGTCCCCTACTTCTATAATTTCAATACGTATTGGATTGCCATCTGATTGCATCCAAACTTCGTTACCTGCATCTACATCAGGCTGTACCTCAGCTCCTGGAGCTACACTGTAATATATCCCAGCCAATAGTTTGGCTTCAGATTCGGCCACTTGCAATATATCGCCAGTATTATAATTGGCATTCTTTACCAGTAATCCTGTCCGGCCAGCCAGTCCCCCTGAGATTATTAGAGTAGGTGTAGATGTTACCGTGTCATTAGTTACCTGCCAGCTTCCTGCTCCTTGAATACTTACAGAAGATATTCCAGCACGAACCCCCTTAGCCTTTACGTTATACTTGGCAGCATCGGATGTAATCACCTCTACACGTATATGGTCCATTACCTCGATCTGTTTACGAATAACTAGCTCACCTGTGGGTGCAGTTATTTGTGGGAATGAATCTATAAGTTTTTCTTCATAAGGATTTTCTTTAGTCCAAGTATATACATTAACATCTAATGTGCCTGTAACTTCTTCCACATACAAAGACAACAGGACAGCTTCAGATCTTACAGATATAGACTTACTTTCCTGACTAGCTCCTGTAGTAGATTCGCTAAGTAATGTACAAAGTCTGAATTCCTCTAGTATAGCTCCCTTAGCCATGTTGCCCCCTTAAATACTCAGGTGTATGAGTATTCTTTTTGCCTACATGTACCTCAGTCATTGTCGCCCTCCAACCATTTTTCAATATCTTTAGAGAATACAAACATATGACTTAGGTAATCTTCAAAAGCTCTAGTAAGAGATTCCTCGAAATTAGGTCCGAATTTATCACTTTCCATAGATTCGGAGTAACCTGAGAAATATAGGAATGCATGAAAACACTCATGGACAAGTACTCTCCTTCTCTGATTTACCTTAAGGGTTGCTCGTAAGTGTATCTCCACATCAGGGTCAAACACTGTTTCGCCAAAGGAAGCACCTAGCTTTCTTGCAGAAAACGTATAGACAGGTACGCTATTAGTTCCTATCACAACATTTCCAATAAGTTTTTTAGATGACCCATTACGGTTTTTCGAGGAATCTTGGTGCTTGGACACGTATAATTTCCCTTACTTGCTCAGGAGTTAATTCTTGTTCGACTTCTTTCTTTTTCTTGGCAGTTCTAGCATTTTCATCTAACATTGCCCTGGCTGCTTGTACTCTTATAGCTGGACTGACATCTACATTGCTAGCAATATCTTCAAGGATATCAATAGCTTTCTGTTTAGCAGACTCCAGCTTGATTTCATATTCGTTATCATTACAGAACCACTCTTTAAATCCAGGCTGATTCCACCATTTAGATACCGATGTATTGCCTGTAAGCTGTGTGACCTCTGCTGCCGTTATATTAGAAGGGTCACAGAAAGGGGTATCCCTGTACGCTACCCAAAAAGCGGACTTTAAATCCCGCTGAGAGACCGTAGGAGTGATTGTAGTGACTAGTTCCATGATCATTGTTCTCCTTTAGAAAGGAAAAGAGGAGGACATCTGACTGTACAAGAGGCACTTGCATAAGGAGCGGAGGAAAACTCCAGTGATTCAATCAGCTGTCTCTCCTCAAGCCACTCTAAATATTCCTTGAGATGGCTATTTTTAACACGTAGGAGGCGAGCAAATTGTCCTATAGGAAATGATAGTCGTCCTTGACCGTGATATTCTACAAAGGAGTAGGAACCGTATAGCAACAGGCATTGTAATTTCATCGGATTGAGTCTTGTTTTACGTGTTGCCATCGGTCCCCTCGGATATTTCTGTAACTAGAATAGTATAAGTCCTTAGGCAGTTTGTGTCAACCTATAATATTGATTATTTTTAGTGACAAAACTTTTACATTTCTTTTACATTTCTCCTATTGACACGGTGTTGTGGAGTACTACTATATGATTACCATCTATTTCAAGAAGTAATCATCAGTATTCAGTTATAATATCCCTAATTTACTTGCTAAATTAGCTAAATAATGATTACTATATGGCGGTGCTCTATATATTTACAAAAACTGCCTAACTTCCATGATATTATTACCGTCCCTATACTCTATATATTATTAAGGAATTTTGAATATTTTTTGTGAATATTTATTTATCCTAGAGTGAAAATAAATCTCCTCTAAAAATTGTTTATATGGGCGTAAAATAGTCAATACTTGCCTCCTGGTTAACTTAACTGTTACGATATGGATATACACATAACTTAAAAAGGTTAACATATAGCCACCTTACTTACCCAAAAGGCCAACATTTTTTGCACATCTTCCGGCCAACATTTTTACGTAAACTTCCCCTTATATTTCCCTTTGGCACGCAGTATGCCCTGCTTATATGTCCCCAAAACAGCCAAATAGTCCCCATAATTCATCGATTTGTCTGACGCACATTCCCCTGCACGCTATACCCCGCCCCCACTTCAGCCCCCTCTCGCGCTTGGTGGTGAGTGGAC